ATTACATAGTTGTCTTTGGCTTTGTATGTTGGTGCAAATTTGCGACCAATATAACCATTAACACGTACCAACTCGGCATCTTGGGTTAACTGATCTAATGTTGCATTTAAGAACTTTTTATTAGAATCAGTTTGAAAGATTGTTGGTAAAAATGGTAGGGTACTTGTAACAGCCATTGTTAAATTCCGATTTGTGTACTATTTGTAGTTGTTTGATTTAAATGCGCGGCAGTAATTGCAGAAATAACTTCTACGTTATCAACTGTAGCGGCACTTGTGATAATTTCATTTGCTTCAGCATTGACTTGATATAATGATCCAAATTGGATGCGTGGGTCGCTTGATACAATGATAATACTTGCTACCATTGGTGTTAGGGTTTGATGTAGGTATGCGCTTAATTCACTGAAATAGAATGTTTCGCCAAAGTCCCAATTATTGATGTCGAAGTAACGATTAATTGCCGCAACTACAGCACTCTTAATCTCACTGTCACTAACAACTAGACTTGGGTTGGGTACTACCTTAAATGTTGCCTGTAGGCTTGCATCAGCTTTGTTACCAAATAAAGGCTTGAATTGAGCAGGGTTATACACAATCGTATCGCTCAGTGCTTTGTAGTTGTCTAAGTCCTGATATGCGCTTGACAATTCTTCTGTAGTAGGTATTGTTGGTTGTTCTAACATTCCACTAGAGTCAGCGATCCAAGCGGCATAATCTGTACTGTATTGTTTTGTTAAAATATACAAGTCCATGATGTTGTTTGGGCTTGGATCAATACGTCGATTGTTTGGACTGTTGTGACGATATTGGAAGCTCAAGCCTTGGCGGCCTGCGTAGGCAACATAGTTTGTTAATACGTCCACTGTAGGTAGGATTTGACTGTTGCTGGTTAAATTATAGAATGTATTTTCGGCAACCGCATAGAAAATTGTGCCTATGTTGTACTTGCTGGCGATTAGTAAAATGGCCGCTTTAGTTGTATAGTCAGTAACAATCGTAGAACTGTCAATTGGTTGTAGGTTAATAAAAGAGCCGTCAGTTGGATCTGGCACTTGGTTAAAGAATACTACCTTCTTAGAGGGATTAATTGCAGGGTTAACTACAGTTTGGAATAGATCTGGGTCGTCGGGGATACCATCGTTGTTATTGTCCGGGAATGTGACAAGAACACGACTTGGATCTTGGTATCCGTCACTGCTTACAACATTACTGTAGATTTGCCAAGTAATGTCTTGTCCCAGTGGTGTAGACAAATCGGGTCCAGAATTAATCTTAAGGATCTTGATTTGGTCACGTACTGTTTGTGCAGTTTTACTGTCGTATACTTTGACACTAGAGTCAAAATAGAATGTAGTTGACGACAAACTTTCAAATATGTAATTTAGTCCTCGGTAGGTAACAGTATAAACTCCGTTGTTGTAAATTACTGTAATTAGCCAGCTGGAGTCTAGACCGCCGCCACTGGTGTCGCCGGCATAGGTAAGACTAAATGCATTGGTTGTATCTAGGTTAGAAACTGTAATAAGTTTCCATGTGCGTGTTGGGATATCGTAACGAATACCAAAACTATTGTAACCACGGATCAGCGTAGACAATTTAGTAGTAGTGGCTTCATTGTCAACAGACGACGAGTATGCAAAATCATTTGCCATCATTGGAATTACATACGCAACTATTGCTCCAGTAGGAACCTGTTGGTTAATAGTAACTGCATTACCGTTGACTAATTTTACTGTGGCATAAATGTAATTTGATTCGCCTTGGTACTGCGCTGTTCCAGTTTTAATTACTCGTTGAGCTGTAAAGTACTGTCCAGTTGGGGCTACAAATTTAACCAATGCACCAACTTCAATGTATTGACGATTGGAACTAGTAGGAGCAAGTCCTGGACCAAAGCTCACTAAACTGTTGCCAGTACTGTCCATAATATTACCCACGCTACCGTTGGTAATATCGCTTAGATGCCGCCATGTTACTGTGCCACCGCTATTGGTAACTGGATAACGTGGAGTATTTTCCAATCTAAAATGTGCAATTTTCTGTAGGCTCAAAATTGGGCGCAACTTATTATCAATTACATTATTAACATCCGATACTGTTTCAAAAGAGAATGTAAACTGATCACCGGCATTAGTATCGCGATACAAGTAGCCGTCGTCACAGAAAATATTTGTACTAGAGTACTTGCCTGTTACGTCTAGTACGTCCAAGAAACGACTAACGCCCGAACTGGTACGGTTTACTGCTTTGACTTTAACAACACTATTAAACAAACTAAACGGTAATGTGTTGTAGTCTTCGCCGGTAATCATACGGTTTTGTGTATAGTATGTTTGTGGAGCATTGGCACGAACAGATGTCAGTGACTCTGCACTAGTACTATTGGCCACCGTGTAATTTAAACTGGCTGTTATGGTTAGGGTTTCGACACGTCCACTACGGCTAACATAAGCAATAGGGATACTTACTCGTGTAATTTCACTTGGAGTAATTTTGTAGTTTAGGCCATTGCTTTGACGATAGATAAAGCGATAGTTACCTTGTGGAATATTTGCAAATACTCCGTCGCCGAATATCAAATCAACTTGATCGCTGGCTCTGGTATTAACTTGATATATGTTACGGTTAACTGATTGGTTATAAGTTACATTAACTCCAGCAACAGCACTTACCTTTGACCAAGGTGTTGAAACTGTGCCTTTAGAGTTTAAGCCATACAACCAGGTATCATCATTGTTAATGTTGTTGAAATTGATTGCTACTGTGCGATTAGGAATGCTTTCATTTAATGAAAAGTCGATCTTGTTTAGTGTTCCTTGTTTGAATTGAATGAAGAAACCGGTATTGTTACTGCTGTTACCCAAGCTGTCATTGCGATATAAAATACTGAAAATATTGCGTGGGATTGGAGGTGGTTCGAAAATTGTTGCCGAGTCAGTAGTTGAAGAACTAACAGCTTCAAACGGCATGGTTTTATTTTCTACAGTAGCAGTAAAACTGTAGATAGGAGTTTGGCCTGGCACAATGCTGATACTGTAGGTATCGGTTTGAATATTGTTAATTGATGTGCTACTAGCTGGCTTACCAACAATTTGTGTGTTGACAAATGTTGCATTTAGAATTGCATTCATTTGTTCTTGCCAGTTTTCGTTACTGACGTCATTCCAATTAACTACAACATTAGTTAAGTCTGTGCCGTTGCTGTCATAGATTGTTTCAGTAGTGCTTACATCGTCAATCTTTAATAATCCGCTGGCTCCAGTATTGCGTTTAGGACTATAACCCACTAAACGGCTTAGTCTGAACACGCTGTCTTGACGCTGTGCTGTATCGATAAAGTTTTCGCGGGCATTTAAGTCTGCACGGAAAGCAAGACTTTGTCCCATAAATGCAATCAAGTCAATTAGGGCAATGTATTCACTGCTGTCTGTAAAGTCGTTGAAATCTTCAGGATAGTTGGTACGCAAGTAATCAATCATTGTCTTGCGTAGTGTTTCAAAGTCGTAGCTGGAGAAGTCAGCTGACTGGAAAGTCTGATAAATTTTTGTCCAATCCTGCTGGATTAGTAGACTAGTTTGACGAGTGGTTAAAGCCATATCTGTACCTTATTGTAGTATTTATAATAGTACAAAAACGGCTTATATTAAGAATAAGTTAATTTTTGTGAGTTGCCGTTGAAATTCAAAAACAAAGCATCGCTTTGATTGGTATTTGAGTATGTCAGTGATACCAAAATCTGTAAGCCGTGTTCTTGCTGTACAACCTCTACATCGTTAACATTAACACGTGGATCATAATTTATAATCTGTGTTATATCAGCAACTACAGCGTTCTTCAAATCGTTTGTCAGTGGCTCAAACAACAAGCCCCAAATAATTGTTCCAAAATTTGGTTGCATGAGTTTTTCGCCCTTGCGTATGTTAAAATTATTAACCAGATCTTGTTTGATCAAGTCTGCGTCTGTCATTTTAAAACGTTTGGCAGCGTTAATTGTGCTGAAACCGCGGTATGTACTCATAACTAT